AAGCGAGGTCCCGACAACTCCGAGGACGTTATCTGCATGCCACGAAGGGCTGTCCGAGGCGATGCTCCCGCGCAGGCCGGCAGCGCCCCCGATGCCGATTGGTGTGACTTCCTGAATCTCCCGCTGCAGATACAGCTGCGCTGACCACATGGCCGAAGTCAATTCCTCACGCACTATCTCTGGTGCTTTCAGGAAAGCTTCTTCGAAGTCATCAAGACCAATCACCTGAACACCGAGCTGCATCAGCGTGACCTCCTGCCGACCACAAATCCTGCGCCATGTGTCAGCCGGTCCTGGCCGAGGCTGTTGGCAAGATCGAGATTCACCACCACGCCGGCGGCGACGTTCTTTTTTGGCTCGATGCCAAGTTCATCAAAATAGCGTTTGCGCAAAGCTCTTGCGCGGGCTGCAAATTCAGCCGCCTTGCTTTGATGGTTGACGCTGTCCGCTGAAATGGTGCTGTCGCTATCGCCCGAGTAGAGGCTAGCCAGTTGGTCGCACAGATTTGCAGCAGCCAGGCAGCACACCGGCTCACGGTCGCCGGATGGGATCGTATCTGTGGTGCCGTTAACCTGGTGCTCCACACTGAAGGTGGCGCGCACCGGGGCCCCGACCGGAAGCGCATAACTCACCATGATCGAAAGGCCCGTCGGCGTTGCGTACAGAGACCAGCATTGCGGGCTGATGAAGCTGGTCGGGAAGTTCCCGACCGGATACTCCAGGCTGTCGAGCGCGCTGTAGTCGGGCTGCCATGCTGCCGGCAGATCCAGCAGGTTGCCGCCCGTGGACGTAATGTCTTCCACCTTGGGCAAAGGCCTATCCTTGCTGTAGCGCAGCACGGCGGACACAATCGCATGATCCCGCTGCTCGATGCTGATCTTCTCGGCATCGTCGCGGACCAGGTCGGTCACCAGTGTTTGATAGTCGGTCAGTGCCATTTCGTTCTCGGGTTGGTTTACTCAAGCCCCCTCATCGAAGGGGCTTTGATAAGCCTTCCTTATGGCGTTATCAGGCCACCACTGCCTTGTACAGGCCGCGGTAATCCAGCACGTTGCCGCCATAGATGTGGCGCAACTTGTAGGTCAGCTTGTCATTGCTGAACATGCTGCCCACGTTCGGCATGTCCTGGACGAACAGTTCCGGCTCTTCGCGACCGTCGAGGAAACCGATCTCGATGGTCGGAATGTCGCGCGGGTCTGCCGACAATGCCCAGTCCGAGACATCCGTCCAGTACCACACCGGGATGATGTTCAGGCTGGCGTTCTGGATGAAGGTCTTATCGTTGTTGGTGTTGCGGTTGAACAGATTGACGGCGGCTTCCTGCAGATCCACCGGAACGAGCAGGTGCTTCGGGCCGATGCCGAGGCGGTCGGAACTGCCAGCTTCCGCCTGTTTCAGCATAGCCAGGCGCCCGGCTGCAAGGCTGGTGGCGTCCAGCGCCGCACTGCCCAGGTTGCCGTGAGTCGCATGGAACAAGGCCACCGTGTCGTAGATCACCGGGTTGCTGCGGATGAAATCGAACACGAACTTGGCTAGCGTGCGCTGGGCGGATCGTCCCAGCTTCGCCGGAATCCGCTGGATGCTGCCGACATCATCGTTCTTGATCATTTCCAGCGTGATGTCCTCGGTGCCGCCGCGCTTGCTTACGCCGTAGGTCGCCTTTTCATCCGTCGGGCTGGTGAGCGCCACATACGCGCCACCTTGCGCCACGGCAGGAAGGTCGCCATAACCGCCGAAACGGGTACGCTCCTGAGTGCGGAAATCGTTGACCGGGGTGGTGGTCACAATCTGGCGCCACGTCTGATAATCCACGGCAGCGTTGTATTCGGCCACCAGTCGCCGTGTCAGGCTGTCGCCCAGCACATTAGAGAAGCTCGAAGACGTGAGGGATTCTCGGAACGCGCCGCCGACAGCTTCACGCAGACGGCTCTGATCGCAGTTTTCAAGACGCCCAGTCACGCGCTTGTCCCCGGTGATTTCGATGTAGCACTCCTTGAATGAATGCACGCTCCGGTGATCCTTATGCTCAGGATCGAAGAACGCATCCAGCATGTCGGCGACCTTGACCGAACGGTCCTCGCTGCGTGCGCCATCGCCGAAGTCGATCACCGGCTTGCCGGATTCCGTGAAGCGTGCCAGGTACTCACGCTCTCCCTGGATCGCTGCAGCCACGTCGGCCTCAGTGAAGCGGTCGCGGGCGGTGAAGTCGGCGACCAGCTTGTCCTTGGCAGCCTGCGGCAGATTGCAGGCGCCGATGGTGGTGCGCATGTTGGCGCGGGCCTCGACCATGCGGATCATCTCCGCCGTGTCGTTGCTTGTACCGCCGCCAGCTTCAGGCGCGATGGCTTCGCGGTAGGCCGCTTCCAGCGCATCGTCAGAAATGGCTTCCGGGGCGACCCCGGCAAACCGCGTCGGGAACTTCTTGTTAACTGCTTCCAGCATGCGAGTGCGCATAGTGTCCTGCTCCTTTTCTGGGTTGAGTGATTCGACCATGCGGATCAGCTGCCCACCGGCGCCCGGCTCGACAATCAGATCCACGGAATTGACCTTGGTGATCTTCCCGGCCTCCCGCACCTTGACGCCGCCGCGCACCGCAGACTTTGCGGTAGCATTGGCGTCGATGGAGAAGCCGAAGAGATCGGCCATGCCGCGCGAGTAGGCCTCGCGGACCTTGACGGCGACGTCCCCCTCCGGCTCGATGAATTCGAGCACGGCGGTGATCTCGCCGGTATCCGGGTTGGCACCAGGCACGAACTTGGCCTCGGTCAAACGGCCAATCAGGTTAGCCACGGACTTGCCGTCGCCCTTGATGTGTTCCGCATCGCTCTTGATGAAGACGCGGGCATTGTTGAACATGGGAGCCGATTCGCGCAGCACCGTGTCCGGGTAGAAGTTGCGGTTTCCGGAGACGCCAGCCTTGATCACGCGAATCAGCCACTTTCCGGAAGACTCGTCGCCCTGGGCTTCGATGAATACGGATTCGCCAGGCTGCAGGTTGGCCAGTGCCTCCTTGATCGGCACGAACTCTTCCTTGACCGCGACTGGGTCACCGAAAGTCACCATGCCGGCATCATCAATGGAGTAGGGGAACTGGAATATCTTGTTGCTCTCAAGCTCGACAATGATGCGGTCGGGGTAGATTGCTTCAAGGGATATCCACTTGTCAGGCTGTGCTGGATAAAGCTTTGCGGCCAGCGCGCCGCGCACCAGATCGATGATGGCGCGATACTCGGTCACGGCTTCGCGCAACAGCACGTCGCCGGTCACGCCTTGCGTGGGGATTGTCTTCATGGCGATCAGCCGAAGAGCTTTTTACCGTCGACCGTCACGACGACGATCGTGCCGTCTTCGCGCTGCTTGAACGCAAAAACCTCGTCTGCCTCGATGGCAACCAGCTTGGTCTTGCCGGTAGGCTTGTCGTCCTTATCAAGTACCGGCACTTCGCGTTTGACCAGCTTCGCCACGTCGGCGTTGGTCAGCGGCTTGGAATCTTGGGGTTCGGCCATCTTTCTGTCTCCTGTAGGTTGATGTAAATCATCAAAATGCAGGAGTCAGGATAGGGCGCGCGGGAAGGGGTGTACGTTAAAGCGCTTTAGTATTTACTGGGGTTTGCGGCATTGGGCGAGCGCCCGCCGTCAGGGTATCACTTCGCCTTTTTGGCAGACAGAATCTCATTGACCGTCGGCCCGTTCAGACCGTCGTGCAGCATGCGCTTAGTCGTGCTCAACGCCAACTCGTCGGCAGAATATGCCTTGCGCCCGGGCGTGGCCATCTCCCAGGATTCCATATATGGCAGGGAGATGCAGCCGCAGTTGATGGTCTCGGCCGCAGGGGCCTTGGGGTCGTGCGGGTACATCAGCTTAACCGCGCCGCGCGGGCTATGGATGACGAACGGCTTGTTCACGTCCTGCACCTGACCATCCGCCGCGTCATGGTGCAATCGGGAATGAATCTTCCCGGACCTGCGCCATTGCTTCTTCAGCCCGGGCACATGTTGCGCGGCTTGCAACTTCCTTTCATTGGACGCAACAGCGAACACCCGGCCGATTTCAGTACGTA